GGTGCTTCTGGAACATCAACTTGTGGTGCATTTCCACCACCCATCATATTATTAACCGCCATTCCAGTTGCTACTGTTGCTCCTGCAGCAATACCACCTCTAAGTGCTAAACCTTTTAATCCACCAAGTCTACCACCACCAGCAAATACTGATGCAATACCTTTTTTCTTTAATATCTGTCCTGTTAATATTGCTTTTGCTAATCTTGCTGCAACAACAACCAGTCTTGCAGTAACTCCTACGGCAACACCAGCTACTTTTCTAACTACCCTACCAAAACCAGTACCAAATAAAATATATCCAGCAACAAGTGACGGCCACCAGTCACTTAAGAACCGCATAATAGAGCGGATCTTCCCTTTATTATTTTCGTCAGCAAACCAATTTAATAATAATATAAGTGCCCTACCAAGAAATATAGTTACAAAAAACTGTATAATTTGGTCTAATATACTTTTAACTGGAGCAACAACCGCACTTGCAACATTCTTTACTGTTGCAAATGATCGTTCTAAACCCAATTCTATTCCCTTTCGTCTAGTTCTTTCTTGATTTTTTCTAGTTTGTTCAACATCTTTCTTTGTCTGAACATTTTGGTTCGAAAGAAGTTGGATAATATTTGTAAGAGACTTTGATATGTCCTTAAGAAGTGCAGTATCAGCAGGAGAAGCAACAAGTTGTTGTTGGGGAGCAACATTGGCTGCTTGGACAGTTGTTGTCCTACCCATCAATTTTTGTTGATTTACCGCCATTTTGCTCTATCTCAGAATTGTGAGCTTTGTTGTTTTGTTCTTTCCTCTTCAAGATGTTGCTCCAAAAGAGCAACATAAATATCCCTTTCCCAAGGAATCATATTTTCAATTTCCCATAATGAATATTTATGGTACTGAATCAAAGCAAAATTAAGTCTGAAATAGTTTTCAAGGTCCATATGGACCATTCCTACGCGAAAAAAGATGCTAACCCTTCAAGCACAACCTCACTTTCTACCTGAGTTTTTGGATTCACAATTGTAATTTTATGAGAAAGTTTAGGCATTGTTTCAAAGAACTTTTCAATCTGCTTAAACTGAGAAGAATTCATTTGATCTAAAAATTCATTAAGTTCTTTTTTAGTCACATCCGAAGTAGACCAAACTTCATCTTCAGTGTAAATTTTATCAATGCAAGATGCAATAAGATCAAAAGATTGATCCATTGCATTTTCATTTTTAAAATCAAAGTTAGTCTTAATAAACTGTTCTAATGATGGATACTTCATCTCCATCATAATACTAGCATCTACTTTAATTTTATTAGTATGTTCTTCATTCTTTTGAACTTTGATATCATCTAAATTAATGCTTACTGTAGCATTTGTTTCATTATCATCGGGGCAAATAATATTAACTTCTACTTCTTCACCAACAGATTTACCACGAATATTAAGGAACAAATATTCAATATCAAATGTCGGTAAAGTTTCTACCTTAACATCTTTCGTTAAAATACAATTTTTAATAACTGCTTTAATAGCATTAGTAATTTGCTTGTTGTCTTCACTTTCTAAAGCAATTACTAAAAGTTTTTCTTCCTTTACAAGGAAAGGTCTATAACGAATTGTCTTTCCAGTTGAAGGCAATTCAAGTTCATATGTTGGTGTAGCAATCTTAGGTAAAGGCATAATGTCCTATAAAAAAATCAGGTGTGATTATTTAGATGGTATTATCGATTCAGTAATGCTCTCTCCGCAGCAAGAGCAGAATTAAGATCTTGTTGGGTTATTGATCCCACAGTATTACCAGATGCATTTGCAACGGACAGAGGGACTCCTCCAGTATTTAATGCACCAGTGCCCTCAAGTCCAGGAAGATTTAAATTATCTGGAGCAACTCCAAACTGTGCATTATTAAAGGCTGCTTGATTTGCTGGACTTGAAGGATCACCAGTTGCTGAAGAAGATGATCCTTCGTCCGGATGCTTAGGTTCACTACCAATACCAGATGGATATAAAATATATCTAATATAAGAAAAAGATACTGTACATTTTAATAAAGAAGATGAATCATAAGAAACTGGCATAGAAGAAACAGAAATTGGAAAAGCATTAATAAATTCATATTGTAAAAAATTTTTATAATCTCTTTCAAATTTTGTAATTTTTAATCCTTGTTTTGCAATATAAAGATCTGGGTAATTTAATCGGTAATAATAATTTGGAGATACAGAACCCGGTCTACCACTAGGATTTTTTGGATCTGAACCAGTAATACTTTCCCCCACAACATATTTCATCCACACTTCAAAATATCTAATCGGTAAATAATTTTCAGCATCAACATAAAAAGTCATATCAATTCTATCATCATAAATTCTTCTATTTGCATGTCTTACAGTGACTCCATGATAGTCACTAGTAATATCCATAGTTCCAATATTAGATCCAGGCAATGAAGTTTCACTGCACATCAAATTTAAAACTTCTTGCTTAATTCCGGCAAATTGTTGCAATCCATTTGCACTCAAATAGTCTGGATTGTTCTGAAGTCCAGGAGGAAGAGGTATTTCAACTTCATAATGAGAAGTTAGTGCAGGTTGTAGTAATTTTGATTTAATATTATCTACTGACCTTTTGGTAGGCATTTATAAATACTTTTTGACCGTATATATTATGTAGTAAGGATAATGGCAGAAAGTATTAAGAGCATCTATAAATAATATGTAATAGTTAATTCATAATGAAAAAGATTATTAAATTCAATACCAAAAAATTAAATGAGGCATTTAATATTGATTCTCCGCCAGAAATTTTATATGAAGAATATGAAGGTTATTCTGGATATGAAGGTGAGTTAAATCCATTTTATGGAAAGAAGCACTCAGAAGAAACCAAAGAAAAATTAAGACAAATAACATTAGAACTTTGTAAAAATGAATCTTTTAGAATGAGTCGTGCAAACTATGCAGAAAATAACGGAATGTTTGGAAGTGCAAGATTTGGTAATCTAAATCCAATGTGGGGGAAAGTTCACTCCGAAGAAACTAAAGAAAAACAAAGAATCAAAAGAAAAGAATGGTTTAAAAATAATGAAAGTCCAAACAAGGGTAAACCTTGTCCAGAGAGTACAAAGAAGGCAATATCTAATAAAAATAGCAAAGAATATAAATTACTTTCTCCAAAAGGAGAAATTATAGAGATTAAAAACCTCACTAAATTCGCAAAAGATAACAATTTAAGTATTGGGTGTTTACAACACGTTGTTAGTGGAAGAAATAAATCCCATAGAGGTTGGAAGAATGCCACGTAATTCAAAATATCATCAAGGATATTTCCATCCAAGGAACCCAGAAAAATACATCGGAGATCCCAAAAACATAATATATCGTAGTGGATGGGAACTTAAATTTATGCAATGGTGCGATAGATCTCCTAATATTTTAAAATATGGTTCAGAAGAATTTTGCATTCCTTATTATAATCCAGTAAAGCAAAGAGTTTGTAGATATTTTCCGGACTTTATTATTGAAGTATTAGAAAATAATGGAAAAATTCAAAAGTATGTTATTGAAATAAAACCAAAAAAACAGACTATTCCACCAACACAAGGAAAAAAGAAAACAAAAACATACATTAATGAAGTAAATACATATGCTGTTAATCAATCCAAATGGAACTCTATTCAAGAATGGTGTGAAGATAGAATGATTAAATTCCGCATAATCACGGAATCCGAGTTGGGGATTAAGTAATGGCAGAAGGATTTGGGCAATATATTCAAAATGTTCCTCCAAGAATGAGAGAATTGAGAAAAAGAATTCTTGCTGCGGAAACAAATGATCCAGAAGATTTAATGATAATTATCATAGATGTTTTAAAAGATGAGGCACTATATCCAGAACCAGGAAAATTTTATACCTTTATATACAATGCAAAAACTCCAGGTCTTGAATATGATCAACACCCATTAATTGCTTGCACATCAATAGAATCGTGGGGATTTAAAGGAATTAATTTTCACTGGAGGCAGTCAAGACATTACACTTGGCCAGAAGTTGCGGGAAAACTACATATCGTAAAATATGAAGAACTTGATGAGATGCTTTCTATCCCTTATGCAAAATTCCGTCTAAATAAATAAAAACCGCTGTGTCTAATGGCGCCAAAAACTAGCGGGATAGCGCCCGTAGGAAACAATAATTATCAAACAACAGTAACTACAAATACTGATGGATCTTTGTCTGCAGTCACATATAGAGTTGATAAAGATGGCGGAAATCCAGTAGAAGTATCTAAAGTCACCGGAGCAACAGCAACTTCTCCTGGAACCCGTACACCAGGCGCAGGAGCAACAGACGCTGAAAAAAAAGCATTTGCAGACCCCAAATCTCCAGAAAGACAAGCATATTCCCAACAAGTCTTATCAACAAAACCTTATGGAAATACACCAACTGCTGAACAAACAAAAACATTAAACGGTGCTGCAGGCAAATCAAATACAGCGACAAATACTGAGGGAGGGAATCCTCAAGGAGGAAATGCTCAACCAACTGCTGCTGATAAAGAAAGTTTTGGGAAAGAAAACGAATCTTTTAAAGAAGGAACAAGACTTGAATATGGAAATGCAAAATATCCATTAGATTTATCTTCCGAAAATCAAGACTGTATTAAATTTTCTATTCTAGAATATAGACCATCTTTGGCTTCTGCAGCATCCGGAGCATCTGGAAGTTCTGCAACAGGTGTCTCAAGAGGAGTAACAATAGATAAAAGTGGAAATCCTACCGTTGGGACTAAAATATTAGGCACAATAACTCTTCCAATTCCTGCGGGAATTAATGATAGCAATCAAGTTAGTTGGCAAGAAGATACTTTAAATAAATTAAAAGAAACACTTGGTTCAGTAGCAACTGGTTATATATCACAAGGTGCTGAAGGGGGAGGAGCAGCATTAAATAATGCCACCGGAAGTTTTAGTGAAGCAGTTAAAAGCGGAGAAGCTCAACAAGGTATTACAGGTTTAATAGCAGGATACGCTATAGGTTCAGATAAATTCCAACAAAGAGCATATGGATCTATTTTTAATAATAACTTAGAACTTCTCTTCAATAGTCCATCACTAAGATCGTTCTCATTTACTTTTAAATTATCTCCAAGAAATGCCAAAGAAGCAAAAGAGATAATGAAAATTATTCGTTATTTTAAACAAGCAATGTCAGTTAAGAGAAGTAAAGCATCTCTTCTTTTAAAATCTCCACGTACTTTTGCAATTTCTTATCTGACTTCAAACAAACAACATCCTTACTTAAATAAATTTAAAGAATGTGCCTTAACTAATTTTGGTGTTGATTATACTCCAGAAGGTCAATATATGACTTATATGAGTTCAAATATAGATGAAAGATCTATGATCTCATATAATATAACATTACAATTCCAAGAACTAGAACCAGTATTTGATGATGAATATAACAATGAAACCACAATCACAAATATAGGTTACTAATATGTCTTCTTATTTCAGAAATCTTCCCTCATTTGAATATGTTAGCAGACTTCCCAATGCTAAAATTGGCGATTATATTCAGGTAAAAAACCTTTTTAAACGAGGAAATATTCGTCCAGATATCTTTCAAAATGTAGCATTCTTTGAAAGATATAAAATTGTTGGCGATGATAGACCAGACAATGTAGCATATGAAGTTTACGAAGACTCTAAGTTTGATTGGATAGTTCTTCTTTCGAACAATATCGTAAACATTCAAACAGAATGGCCACTAACTCAAGAGTCTTTTGATACTTACTTGAGAGAAAAATATGGAGTTGGACTAACTACAGAAGAAGAAATTTATAATAACATTTACAATGGAGTTCACCATTATGAAACCGAAGAAGTCAAAAATAGTCAAGGAGTAACTATTGTTCCTGCAGGACTTCAAGTTGATTCAGAATTTTCAGTCAGTTATTATGATTTCTTTATTGATCAACAAGTAGATAGTGGAAATATAGCAATTCCAGTTACGAATTATGAATATGAAGAAAAACTTGAAAATGAAAAAAGAAATATCTACGTTCTTAAACCAAGATACTTAAATATTATTCGTGATGATTTATCAAATATGATGGCATATAAAGAAGGGTCCAGTCAATATAAGACTGAGACCCTTAAGCGTGCTGATAATATCAGACTTTATTCTTGATCAATCGTTTGCAAGTTTAGAGAAGTATGCAAGTGCATCATCCTCATCTTCATCATCCTGAGTAATCTTAGGAACTGAAGGAGACTTAGAACGAGCATAGGACTGTTCCAGTTCTTCCACAACGCGATCTTGTGTAGAAGGAGAAGACGAGAATCCTTCAAGATCGTCTTCTTGCTCAACAACAGCGCGAGAGCGAGTTGGAGAAGCAGTCTTCAGACCCAGAACCATATTCATACGACGCTCAAGTTCTTCATAGGACTTGAACTGATCTGGAGCAGTGATTGCAGTCAGAGAATACTCTTTCTTCCAGAGGGCTTCAAGAGCATCGTCATCATCCAGTAGTGGTTCAACAGAACCAAATTCTGACTTGTCGTAATTCCAATACCCATCTTTCTTTACGATCTTGAGTTTGAAATTCGCACCCTGCCAGAAATCAAAAGGATTGATAGGAGTTTCATCCTCAAACTCAGGTTGCATTGCTTCCATAATCTTATCAAAGATTTTCTTACCATACTTGTAAAGAAAAACTTTACCTTCGTTCTGAGGATTTGCAGGATCTTTTACAACGTAGATATTGCTGTAATAAGAAAGTTTACGCTTTTGCTTACGAACAATTTCTTTGTTAGTTTCAGAACCAGTATTCCAAAGTTCGCGGTTGTGTTCACCAAGAGGATCTTTCTGACCAATGGTAGTCAGACTGTTCTCAATATACCAACCACCAGGACCTTGGAAAGCGTGAGAATACATCTTTGCCCAAGGAAGTTCTTCACCTTCAGGGGCAGGAAGGAAACGAATCACAGCAAAACCGTTTCCAGTTTTGTCCATCTCAGGTTTCCAGAGACGATCATCTTCTCCAGTGCTTGCGGTACTCATTTTCTCAACTTCTTTTACAAGTTTAGAAGTCAGAGAACCCAGTTTGGATTGTTTTTTAAGTGCTTCAAAAGACATTCGGATTACCTCGTATTAGTAGGATTTGGCCTTTGTGTACTTCGTTATTCTACAGGTCTGACCCTGTTTTGTCAATCTGTTCTTTCATCACCTCAAGCATTCTGGACATATTGTTCAGAATGACGTTCATATCAGTGTTAGGAGGCATACCCATCATAATTGCAGAACTCACAATACGCTCCTTCATTTCTCTTGCTTCGGGATCATCAGATAAACTCATTCTTGTATAAAGAACTTTTTGTTTATCTAAGAGTCTTTCAAGAACTTCAACGTGCTCAAGTTTTTCTTCTTTAGTCATTGTTGGAAATTTAAAAATATTTCCATAGATTTGTTCTTGAAGTTCTGCAATCTCAGTCATCTCTGCACGGACGACTTCGGAACTAAAAAAACTCATTGATCCTCCAAAATAATCTCTTTTAAAATCTTACGAATAAGAAATACATCAGTATTTAGAAAGGGGTTATATTTCTTAATTCTACGACTGACGGTTTCCCACACTGGATCCTGAAGTTTTTTGTCAAAATTCTTTGAATATGCAAACACTTTGTCAAATAAAACCATTGTTTCTAGTGATATTTGACCACTTAAATGTTTTTTCAAAAGAACAGGGTGTCCTTTTGTGCATTTAAAGACATCTTCAAATTTATTTTCTTCAAACAAAGATTGACTTTCTTCTTTAAAAAAATATGAAAGAGATTGAATCTTCTTTTGCCAATGTTGATATCTTCCTTCACCCTCTTTGATCATTTCACCAATCCATAAAGATTCTGGATCTGGACAAGATACAAAGTTAGCAACAAAAAAATCTATAACTTCTTGATCTGATTTTTGTCTTGCTATCTTTTCAAACCACATTCTATCTTTTCTTTTATAAAAAGATTGTACTGTTGCTCTAGACTTGCCACAGTACTTAAAATAATCATAGTTATCTTTAGTGAAGTGATTCTTCAAAGACAAATAACATTTATAGGCATCAAATGGCATCATTCAAAAAAGTAATATAAGGGATTTTTGCCGGAAAATTTTTCTCTTAAAAATGAATTAAAAAACCAATTTTGCTCTAGAAGTCTTCTTAAGAAAATTAAGTTCCATTGCTTCATACTTAATCTTTTCTTTCAATGGTTTTGAAATCAGTTTAGGAACTGATTCCAAATCAATGTTATTTTGTTCACAGAAATGAATAATGGCATCAATATAATTCATTTCTACATTTATCTGCACAAGATTTTCAATTTCTTGTGCAAAACGTGATGGACAAAAGAACTTATTCTCTAATGCTTTCTCTAATTCATTCTCCATCTGACCCAATATTGTGATGTACAAATTCTTTAATATAACGAACTAGTAGTTTAATATAATCCCCTTTGTTTCTTTTGTCAAATACTTTAACTTCTCCACCAGGAGTGACCATTAAAGTAATGAGTTTTTTAACGACTTGTCCTGTGAGTTCATAATAAGCAGCAGCATAGAATGTTTCCTGAACAAAATAATTTTCAATCCACTTTTCTGGTTTGATTTTGTCAGAAGTCTTAAAGTCAATAACTGCAAGTTCTCCTTCGTATTCAGCAATACAATCAACTCGCCCTGCAAGTCCAAGGTATTGTGAGTAGAGAGTTCTTTCAATCGCGTGAATATTATTTATCTTATCAAGATAAGGTTTCGCGTGATGAAACATATGTTTTGTCAGGAGTTGATAATCATCCCAAACTAGCTCCTTATTTTCAAGATAATCCTGACAGACTTGGTGAAAATCAGTTCCTCTTGCTGTTGCTTTCTTTGTAATCCGATTCGCTTCTTCAAGTCCTACACGCTTTCTCCAATCAATAAAAATTTGACGATTATAAAAAGACGTTACTGAAGTAATTGAAGGCACCCATTGACCATCAGGAAGATTGTACAAACGGATGCCATTCGTTTCTTTCTTATTAAGTTCAAGATCACCTAAAAAATTATGATGAATAAATGTCATAGATTTAGCTCATTCTTTGCAACTAGATATTCTTTGACCAGTCCACTACGGCAAACGTCTTCAATACCAAATTCAATGATATCAAAAGAAGGCATTACACGCAAGATTTTCATAAAATCAATAATACCATTCTTTTCATTGGTTTTGATTAGATCACTTTGAGTAGCGTCTCCACAAAACATAATCTTACTGTGCTCACCAACACGAGTAATGATCGAATCCAACTCGTGGAAATTGAGATTCTGAAACTCATCTACGATAATGATAGCATTGTCCAGAGTAGTTCCGCGAATAAAAGAAGTACTCCAAAAACTAATAGTTCCTTGAGTTTTGAGTGCTCCATAAAGCATTTCGAAGTCTGCATCCGTTGGAAGTTGGAACATATACTTTACCATATTCTTATAAGGAATCTGATAAAGTGATGATTTATCCTCATGATCTCCAGGAAGAAATCCAATTTCACGAGTAGCAACAAGAGACCTTACGATATAAATTTTTTCATAAGGACTTCTTTCATCTAGAACATCTTGAAGTGCATTATACAAAGTAATAAAAGTTTTACCTGTTCCTGCACATCCATAAGCAACAATATTTTGTTGCTTATCATATGCATCATATAAAAGTTTCTGATTGTCTGTAAGAGGTTCAATATCTCTCATCAAATCAAGATTAATTGGTTTCTTACGTTTCATCTGCTTTGCAGTCATTCCAACACCAATCGGTTGATCGTCTACTCTTTTTCTTCTTGCCATATAGTGAAATTAGATTTTTTTGACTTTTGAACCAGGCATTTTTGCCGCACGACCTAAAACATCATTCCATCCAGGGTTTTTTTGAACTAACTTATTTTGCCAGTCTCCAACCTCCCCTGGAGTTGCACATCCTTCAGACCAATCCCTTTTCCATTCAGGATTGTCTTTATACCATTGTTGAATGTCGTGAACACTCATCTCAATGACTTTTTTTTCACCAGTTTCTTTATGAACAATTGGATAAATCGCCAAGTTTATTCCTCCATTTTATATGAGAGTATTTAG